GAAGAACAGTATTAAGAATTTGTCTAGACATTAGAGTCCTCGTAAGTAGTCTCTGTATTTATAAATTTACAAATAGTCATCGTCATCTAAGGTCTGATATTCAGAGGATAGTGATAATGTTCCATTATCTAAAGTCCTCGGTGTAACTCCAGCCCAATCTCCAATGGTTCCTTTAATAGTTATAGAACTACCATTAGAATCTACCATTGTTGTAGAGAATACATCTTGAATTTGTTGTAATGTTATATCTTTATATTTTTCTAATGTCTCTAGAGAACTAATCACTATTCCTTCAGCGTTAGCTCTTTGATCACTATCTCTAGCATCTACAGAATCCGTTTCTTCCATAGTTAATAGAGAATATAGAGGAGTGAATGATGACCTGACCATACTTCCTTGAACAACAACCGCGTAGTTTTGAACCTCTAATGGATCAGTTCCTATCCCAGCAGAAAAACCCATAGAAGCAACTTCTTGAACTTCTACTTCTGATGATAAATGCCATCCGGCTGGGTGTACCATCCTTTTATAAAAGTCTTCATACTCACTAAAAGATATTCCAGTTTTTAAAAGAATAGAAAATATTTGATATTTCTTATCGTCTTGAACATACTTTAAAGATTGTGGACCTATCAAAGAACCGCCAGGTTTATCATTTAAAATAAATATATCTTTCTTTGGATAGGATACTTCTACGTCCTCATTAAAGAAAGCTTTAAAAAATTGTTCTACTGATAATTGAGTTCCTTTATTTCTGTAAAAATTAGAAAGAAGTCTTGTCATCAATCGTGGGTTCTGATAGAAAGATGAAGTTTCTAATCCTTCACTTATCTCACCTATCAACAAATCGAGAGTACTTAATTCAGCATTAGATATGTTTCTTATACCAAACAAACTATGGATTTGATCATCATATGAAACACTTCCGTCTTCTCCGGTATACTCATAGTACTTCTCTAGGAAAGTAATAAGTCTGGGATACTCTGTCTGAAAGAACTCAGGCAATACCTGAGTGACCTGACTTCTATGGAAGTTAGGTTCAGACCTATACTGACTGTTAATCAAGTTCAACATTATAAACTAATCCTAGAGGACCCAATATCAATATAACCTATGGTGGAAGAGAAATCCTCATCTAAAGTAATTATATAATTTCTTAATGGACTGATAGTACTTTGATTCGCTGGAGTTGCAGATATTTTTATTCCTGTTCCCACATAACCCGACTTATCAACTCGCAAAGAACTTAACTTAACTGTGGCTGTATTGGGTTCATAGTAACCTACATTAGGAGACTTAACAATACCATTTAGATCTAGTAGTTGTAATTTGGTGCTGCCCAGTTCATTCTTTATAATAACATCTATTCCATCAGACTTAAATACAGATGATGTAACTATGTGGTCATCCTTATCTGGAGTAGCCAACATCACTGGGAAACTGATAGTATGATCCTGTTCCACATAGGTCAATATTGGTAACTGAGTAACGCCAGACACAGCATTGAATTCGTTCTTTGCAGTTTCTATTTCTGAGATGATAGAATCCACATCAATTCTTTGTTGTATACGCACAGACATCTTAGAGTTAATGATTGCGGTAGACAACTGATCTATTTGAGTTAATAAATTACTTCTACGGAATACTTTATCAAAAGAAGTCAAGTTATCCTCAAAGTATTGTTCTATGAAATCATCAATAGTATTTTGTAAAGATTCCGCAGGCAAAGATGTTTTTACTGGGTCAATGTTAAATACTGTTTGTAATTCTAAGAAAGTTTCCCTAGGTTCAACAAACTCTGTGTTAATAGACATAATCGAAAGATTGGAAGTTAACTGACTATGAATTTGATTCTTAACATCAGTTTTTGTAGCTTCAGATACTCCAGTTAAAAAGTTCAATGCGACAAATACCTTTCCGTATTCGGGAGGAACATTATCATTACCACCCCAAGTATTTACATCCTTTACGTACCCACTATAGTTACGTGAGATCAATGCAGTATAATCATTCGCAGTAACAAGTCTATTCTGTGCACTGTAGGTCCTAGGAGCATTTAATTTGATTGATTCCATAGATTCTTTTTCGTCTCCACCAGCTGATGGTGAAACTGTTACCGGATTCAAAACAATATCGTCGGGCATACTATATGCGGTAGAGAAACTCTGCGCACCATTTGCTTCATCACCTGAAGTGGAGATATAAGTAACTTCTATTCTATTATCTGCATCGGGCCCAGTACCCAAAACATTTCCATCACTAAAGAATAATTCATAGTAACCATTAGACGATTCGCGAATGATGTACACTCTAGAGTTATCCGTAATAGAAGATACGGTATTTATTTCGCTGTACTCTTGGAAGGTACCTGACAGATAGTTATCATATACGCGAACTTCCATAGTCGAAGTATCTATAGAGGTATCTGGTATTACATACACAGAATCATCATTAACACTACCCACAATGAATGACTTAGTCTTGGCGCGACCCTCTTTAAGTTGCAACTCGGTAGAACCTCCTATTGTCTTAAACTCGTAGGTATTATTAACATCTTTAGTTGCAGAAAATTCTTCGGTAGAAAAGAACGAATATACATTCTCATCTACAGTTCCAGTGAACTCTGTGTTTTTAGGAATAGTTAGAGTTGACGGCCCGGTCGTACTTGTAAGGGATATAGACACCGCACCTGTAGCCGCAGTCTTAGATTTAGGAGAATAACCCAGTGTCTCTGCATGGGATACCGCAGAAGAACGCAACTGTGAAGAACTCAGAAAGGATTCATTGATAGCCATATTAGCAATCAACCCATTGATATGAGTATTGTGTGCTAAAACGTCTAGTAAGTTAGACAGACCACTCGCACCGAAGTCATAATCCTGAAACTCGGATTGTTGTTTTAAATAAGTCTGTAGTTGAGATTTAATCTGAAAGAAATCCAACTCGGAGTTCTGTATAGCCATTTATCTATTCCTTGCAATATTAACATTCAATGTAACAACTCTTTGTACGCTTACTACTGCGAAGGTTATTGTTACATCGATCGAATTATAGTCGGGTCTTAATACACTCTTAATAGTTCTTATTGTTGCTCTAGGTTCATATGCATTTATAGCATAACGAATATTATCTTCAATGTCCGAAGACACGGGTTCTGTAGAAAGAGAGAACAATAGATCCTGTAGGTTACCACCCATCAAAGGTCTGTATGGAATCTCACCATGATTAGTCATCAATAGATTCTTTACAGACTGAAACACCGCAGCTGCATCTGTCTTCTTATACAGATCACCAGATGGTTTGGGTTCGAATGAACAGTCTACATCTGAGTATGTACGAGAGATAGATGTAGTAATCGGTCTCTTAGATAGGTTACCATCTTGTATCGAAAATATTTTTGTCATAGGGTTAAATTCCTCTAGTACTATTTATACAGATATAGTGACGATTTATTTTTTAATTTATTTGTAAAAAACGCTTGACAATTGATATAAAGTGTTGTATAATACTTGTATTGAGAATGAGAAGAGAGATTGAGAATAATGAATTACAAAGTCGGTGAGAAAGTTTGGGTAAAATGCGCTGGTACTGACACGTGGGTTATTGGTGTTGTTACTGGTAATACCGCTAAGAGAGTTAGAGTTTTTAACGAGTCTAGATCTGTCGAAGGTCTTTATGCTCCCAACAATGTAGAGAGGATTTCGTAATGGAAGATTTAAAAAGAGTAATAGAGGATTACATCCGAGAAGCTGTAGAACTGCCTGAGAACCGGAAACTTTCGGGTGATATCAATTGGAATCTAGTTGATGCAGATGTGTACGCACGTATAAACCCAGTTAGAAACACTGTATCTCTATTCTACAAGTTGTTCGATGAGATCGCAACTGAGATAGAATACAATGATCAAATAACTAGGGACTACAAGAATCATGAGTAACCAACAATCGATACAGGAGTTTCTAGTAAAATTCGAAAACGGAATGTACAATAATTCGGATAAAGCTACTCAGTGTAATGCTGGATGGTTTGACTGGTTCTGTAACGATTCATCTTTAAAGAACAAGACCTATAGACTAGTACCAAAAATTAAGTCTCTTATTACCTCTAGTAAAATTAATATCTACGAGGACTATGTATTCTTTAGGAACAATTGTCCTTCATTCGGGAGTTTGTATGATGATTTCCGTATATGCGATATAGAGACTGGGGATGTTAAGTACACTATAACTCCTAAAGATACTTGGGAGAAAGGACAAGCAAGTGTATATGGTCGTGATAACAATTTCGAAAAGGCTTTAGTTGTAGGAAATTGGAATGACGTTAAAAAATTCTTTGGTGTAAAAGCTTGACAAAGTTTGTATACTATAGTATAATGGTTACATAAATTGATAAAGAGAGAGAGAAGTTATGATAAAGTATGTTATTAGAGAAGTGAAGAATGATGCTCTTGCAAACAATATCCAGTTTGACTCTATGATTGAAGCAATGAACTACAGAACTGAGAACGATATTGCTTCCGAGTCTTGGGTCGATGAAGTAAAGATTAGAGTAGATGGAAAGTTTAAATCTACTGGTAAGATAGATAAAATTGTTTTTTTCATAGGATGAGGAAATTTTAGTATGAAAACTAACTATATCGCAATGCGATCTAATCCCGAACTAGTTCACTTCAGAAACTAT